CCTGTTCCTGGTGGTTATGATTGGGTGGTGTCGTTTGACCTCAACTCTCTATATCCTCACCTCATTATGCAGTACAATATATCACCAGAAACTCTGTTGGATAGAAAACATCCATCAGCAACTGTAGATAAAATTCTTAGTAAAAGTATTTCTGTTGATGGTGACTATTGTGTTTGTGCAAATGGGGCACAGTTTAGAAAAGATATACGTGGATTTCTTCCAGAGTTGATGGACAAGATCTATAACGAACGTGTCATCTACAAGAAGAAAATGCTTGTTGCTAAACAGGAGAATGAAAAGAATCCTAGTGCTCAACTTGAAAAAGACATCTCAAAGTTTAACAACATCCAGATGGCACGTAAGATCCAACTTAACAGTGCTTATGGTGCTATCGGCAATCAGTATTTCAGATACTTTAAGCTTGCCAATGCAGAGGCGATCACTCTGTCAGGTCAGGTTTCAATCCGTTGGATTGAGAACAAAGTAAATGAGTATCTAAATACCTTATTAAAAACTGAAGATGTTGATTATGTCATTGCATCTGACACCGACTCAATCTATCTTAACCTTGGACCTCTTGTTACTAAATTTTTTAGTAATAGGATTGACGATAAAGCAGCAATTGTTTCGATACTTAATAAGGTATGTCAAGACAAGTTGGAACCGTTTATCACAGAATCGTATGAGGAACTTGCGGAGTATTTATCGACGTATGATCAAAAGATGATCATGAAACGTGAGAATATCGCTGATCGTGGTATCTGGACTGCGAAGAAACGATACATTCTTAACGTTTGGGATAGTGAAGGGGTTCGATATACAGAACCTAAACTTAAGATTATGGGTATCGAAGCAGTTAAATCTTCTACTCCTGCTGTGTGTAGGAAAAAGATTAAAGAAGCACTCAAGATAATCATGACTCAAACTGAGGAGGATCTGATTGAGTTTGTTGCTAAATTCAAATCTGAGTTTTATGAGATGCCTCCTGAAGATGTTGCTTTCCCCAGAGGGGTCAATGGGTTGACAAAATGGAGTGATCCTGTTACGCTATACCGGAAGAGTTGTCCGATCAATGTGAGAGGAGCACTCGTATACAACCACCAACTCAAGAAACACAATTTGACTTACAAGTATCCTTTGATCCAGGAAGGTGAAAAGATTAAGTATTTGTATCTTAAAACCCCAAATACAGTTGGACAGAATGTAATTTCATTCATCTCCAATTTTCCCACAGAAGTCAATGTTCATAAGAATATTGATTACAAACTTCAATTCCAGAAATCATTCCTAGATCCACTTAAGATTATTCTTGATACGATTGGATGGAAAACCGAAAAACAATCTGACCTAATGTCCTTATTCTCATGAGTATTTTTGATACACTTGCCAAAGAGGCAAAAAATGATTATGCCAAATTAGTATCTGAGGGTATAATTACTGGCGAAGAGCAGAAATTTATTGGTACAGGATCTTACATCCTTAATGCTATGCTTAGTGGTAGCGTTTATGGTGGTATCCCTGACAATAAAGTAACTGCTATTGCTGGAGAACAAGCAACTGGTAAAACATTTTATGCAATTGCAATCGCTAAAAACTTTCTTGATAGTAATCCTGATGGTGCAGTATTCTATTTTGATAGTGAAGCAGCCGCTACTGGAGATCTTTTCAAAGACCGTGGACTTGATTCAAATAGAGTATGGCACTTCCCAGTAGATACGATTGAAGAGTTTCGTACTCAGATTATTCGTATTCTAGATAACCTACTCAAAGCAAAAGAAGAAGAACGTAAACCTCTTCTTATTATTTTAGATTCTCTTGGTATGCTTGCATCTGCCAAAGAACTTACAGATGCTCTAGATGATAAACAAGTTCGTGATATGACTAAATCTCAAGTGATTAAGTCAGTGTTCAGGATTATCACTAGTAAACTAGGAAAACTAAAAGTTCCTATGATTGTTTGTAATCACACATATAAGACCATGAATCCTTATGGTGAAGCAACTGATATGGGTGGCGGAAGTGGTCTTAAGTATGCTGCATCTACAATCATGCATTTGTCTAAGTCAAAAGAGAAGGATGGTACTGATGTTGTAGGTAGTATTATTAAAGTCAAGGCAAACAAATCAAGATTCACTAAGGAGAATTCTCAAGTTGCAACACGACTTTATTATGATGCACGTGGACTTGACCAGTATTACGGACTACTGGAACTGGGTGAAAAGTACGGAGTATTCGAGCGTAAGGGTAATCGTGTCATCGTTGGTGAATCTTCTGTTTATCCTTCTGCTATTCTCAAGGATCCTGAGACGTATTTCACTAAAGAAGTAATGGAGAAACTTGATTGGGCAGCAAGTCAGGAGTTTAAGTATGGAACTGAAAAAAATTGATGATTACATCAAGGTCTATGATAATGTAATACCTAGTGTTATATGTCAAGAGATTATCAGGCACTATAATAACTCTAATGCAGAGTATGTAAATGATAATCTCCGACCTAAATTTCATCACCTCACATTGGCACCAGATATGTCTAAGGATCTTTTAGAGATGGTTAGAGAATATCTGGTAAAGTATTCTAACAGCACTGGGTTGACAGAATGGATACCTAAGCAGTATGCTGTTGAGGACTTTCGAGTAAAGAGGTATAGGAAAGGCACAGACGATCAGTTTGCTCCCCATGTTGATGTAGGAGATCATGCTAGTGCCAGAAGGTTCTTAGCATTTTTCATATATCTCAATACTGTAGACACTGGAGGAGAAACAAACTTTGTAGGTCTTAATAAAAAGGTAAAGGCAAAACAAGGTCGTTTACTAATCTTCCCACCACTATGGACATTTCCACATGCCGGAATGCCTGCAGTTAGTGGGGACAAATATATTGTTGGTTCTTATTTGCATTACACATGAACACTCTTGAGTTTACAATTGTCAACAACTTGGTTACCAATGATGAGTATCGTCGTCAGGTATTTCCATATCTGAAAATAGAATACTTTGAAAGTGACTACACTAAATTGTTGTTTACTTTGATTTGTGAATTCATTTCAGTTTATGAGAAATGTCCATCGAAAGAATCTCTTGAAGTAGATCTTCAGAACAAGAAGAACATTTCAGAGGATTCTTATACCAATGTCATGAAACTAATACATGATATAGGACCTGATGAATCAGATTATAAATGGTTATTAGATTCATCTGAAGAGTGGTGTCGTAATCGTGCTATTTATTTGTCGCTTCTTGAAAGTATTCAAATCGCAGATGGTAATGATAAAGAAAAGGACATGGGTGCTATTCCTTCTATCCTTTCTGATGCTATTGCTGTTTCTTTTGACAACAGAATTGGTCACGATTACTTAAGTGATTATCAAGAACGATTTGATTTCTACAATACAGTAGAAACTAAAATGCCTTTTGATCTTGCTATGTTTAATAAGATTACTAAAGGTGGACTTCCTAATAAAACACTTAACGTTGCCCTAGCAGGTACTGGTGTAGGTAAGTCATTGTTCATGTGTCACTGTGCTGCCGCTGCACTCTTACAAGGGAAGAGTGTTCTTTACATCACTGCTGAGATGGCAGAAGAAAGAATTGCTGAACGTATTGATGCTAATCTATTGAGTGTTCCCATTCAAGATTTGGCATCTTTACCTAGGCAAATTTTTGAATCGAAGGTAACCAACCTTATGAAGAAGACAAATGGAAAACTTATCATTAAAGAATATCCTACAGCATCTGCCCATGTGGGACATTTTAGGTCTCTTCTTAACGATCTGTCTCTTAAAACTTCTTTTAGACCCGATATTATCTTTGTGGATTACCTTAATATTTGTACGTCACAAAGATTTAAACCCAGTTTCGTCAATTCGTACACCCTTGTCAAAGGAATTGCCGAAGAGTTACGAGGACTTGCTGTTGAACAGAACGTCCCAATCGTCACTGCTACTCAAACCACTCGTAGCGGTTATGGTAGCTCTGACGTTGACATTACTGATACTTCTGAGTCCTTTGGTCTCCCTGCTACTGCTGATCTTATGTTTGCCCTTATTTCTACTGAAGAGTCGGAGCAACTGGGACAGATATTAGTCAAACAATTGAAGAATAGATACAACGACAACAACGTACACAAAAGATTCGCTCTGGGTATTGACAGATCGAAGATGAGGCTGTATGATTGTGAGCAATCTGCACAGGACGATATCCTTGATGCAGGTGATGACAACAACCAACCAAACACAAATAAATTCGGAGGATTTTCCTTTTGACCAATCACATTAACTTTGACCGTTATGAAGAATTTGTTTCAGCAGTTACTTCAGACGCTTCTACAAACTTTGTTGACTTTGCTGATCGTATCGGGGATCTTGATCGACAAGGTGCCAATATTGAGAGATTGCTTACTGCTGGGGTTGGAATTAATGCTGAGGGTGGTGAGTTCCTTGAGATCATTAAAAAAATGGTCTTCCAAGGAAAACCGTGGAACGAAGATAACCGCGAGCATCTTATTATTGAGTTGGGTGATGTTATGTGGTATGTTGCTCAGGCAACAATGGCACTTGATATATCCTTCGATGAGGTAATCGAAACTAATGTCAACAAACTGAAGAAGCGTTACCCTGGTGGTGAATTTAATGTTCGCAACTCAGAAGTTCGTGCTCCTGGTGATCGGTAGTAGTTTGATAAATACTCGTAAAACCACATGCGAGTAATTAAGCAAGGCACGGTATCTGATAGTAATGAGAATAGTGCATACAGTTTCTTCTCTAGAAATAAAGAGAGATTCAATGACATTATTCTTACTTCTACTGGTAAGAAAATATCACTACCAGGAGTTAAAGAGATATTGTTTGTAGGTGGAGAAACTTCAAGTGGTGCAGGTTCAGTATCTAAAACAGATGTTAGAATCATTTACTCTGAAGGCACCTACAATATTTCTTTAAAGAAAAGAAGTTTTCAAGCATGGCAATCTGTTGACACTCTTGCAGGAGATCGTATTTCAGAAAAGATCCTTGGTTATCTTATGGATGATATTAATGGATTTGGAGATAATAGAACATTTGATATAATCTCTTATACTGATGGCGGTAGAATTAAATATAAGATTGTTAAAAAGAGATCTGATTCTACAACTAAGATTGCTTTTAAATGTAGTAGGGCAGATGCAAGCACTGTTATATTCGGTACTGATATTATGGGTAAAGGATCTGTAGTTACTGCTGAATTTCCAGGAGCATGTTTACTAAAAGATAATCTTCTTACAATTAAATGTGCTAATATAATTGAAACCATGTCAGACGTTAGATCAGATGTATATCCTTACTTTTCAATCAAAAGTTCTTTCTCATCAAAAACTAGAAACACTCATAGATTTCCTGGATTGCGAGCACAAGCAGTGCCTAAAAGAGAATTGAAAGGTTCTGTGGAGTTTTTACCAGAATTATAAATAAAAGTAAAACGATTGATGAAATTTTCTAATTTCAATACAGAAGCAACACGAACCTCGTTTAGGCATGGAAACCTATACGAGGTTGGTTCGTATGTGCAGAATGTTGAAGGTGCTGTAGGTAAAGTTCATCGATGTGGACCTAACTATGTGATTGCTGTTACTGAAGAAGGTGACATGTTTAGAGCATGGGTTACTGACATTAAAGAATATAAACAGTGGAACACTTCAGGTGCCGATCAAACGCATCGTTTGGTTGGGACGGATAAGTTTAGAAAACTTACCCAAACTATGACACCAGGTTCTGATTATGATATGTGGAAGAAACCTACCGAAGTGCAACAACGTATAAATAAAACTAAACCGATTAAAGAAGAGACGATGAGTGCTAATGTAAGATTGTCTGCGTGGATGCTAGGTTTATCCTTTGCAGAGCAACAGGAAATTGCATCTAAGA